GAAGGTCCTGCACGGACGAAAGATATTGTTTCGCCTCCCTCCGGGACATGGCATAGGCATCCACCAGGGTTTTTGACCACCCTTCAGCCAGAGCCTGCTGCCCGGCAAAGACAACGTCAAACTTGCCCTGCACTTCCTGAAGATCGGAAGCGGCCGCGATAGCCTTTTTCGCGCCCGCGACAATAACTACGGCCATTGCCGCCATAGCGACTCCGGCGGCTGCAGAGTAAGCCTTCCAGTGGCGCTGCAGGTTTGTCACCGCGCCGGACCAGGCCTTCTGGAATTTCCCTGCCTGCGCGGCGCCGGCGTTCGCGTTGACTTTCATTTTCTTGAAAGCCGCGTCCGCGTTGCCGCCAAATTTCTTCAGCGTCGCGGTGCCTTTGTCGTCAACTTGCAGGGTTATGTATATTTTATTTGCCATGCGCTTTCGCCTTCGCCTTCGCATCACTCGCGTCGGTTACGATCCCGTGGATGGTGATCAGGTTATCCAATAGCCTCACCGCCTCTTCCTGTGTCATCTCCAGGCTGTGTATCTCAAACACGAGCTCCAGGGCTTTGAAGTCGTACACGAACCGGGTGTTGATCGTGTTATACAGGTCAAAAGCGACCCGGTTCTCAGGGGCCAGCGGCACGCCCCATTCGCAGTTTTCACAGTCCTGTTTCCCGTCAATAATGTGGACATCTTTCATGCCCTCCCGAAAGTTCTTGTCACAGATAGAGCATCTATCGATCCCGCTGACACGCGCATTAGCGTGCAGCTCTAACTGCCCTTGGAAGGGTTTCCCGTCTTGCCCTCATCAACCAGGGATGTCGCTCCAGTCTCGTCCATTATCTGGGCGATCGCGTCGCCGGGAAGGCGGAGCTTGTTTTCCATGACGCAGTCTTCGTCTTTTCCGGCGGCGCCCGGGACCCCTTTCCATCCTGTGATGACGTAATCGACAATCAGGTCGTTCATCTTGTCGTCATCGACATCCCAGTATTTCTGGCCCTGGCGGGTGACTTCGCGCTTGCGGATACTCTTTTCCAGTTTCTTGTGTGCCGCCCTGGAATAACGCCGGCAATAAATCTCCGAATCACCAATCTTGACGGTGAATTTTTCGTCCTCTGATACCAGTTTAATAAAGCTCATATTTTTTCCTTTCTATTTATGCGTTCGCCGTGAATGATATCGCGCCGTGGATCTGGAAGCCGATCGCTTCTTTGACCACGTCGCCGACAGACGGGCTGACGCCAAAGCTGTTGAATGTCACCCACGCAATAAAGTGATCGCCGGTCTGGTCCTGATCCGGATCATAGTTGAACAGTTGCAGCAGGTGATATTTCTGCGTGCCGTCGAGACCGTCTTCGAAACTGTCAAAGAAGGAATCAACGCCGATGAAATAACCGTTTGCGCCTCCGGATCCGCCTGCCTGGCCGGGAATGCTTTCCTTCCATTGCTGTCCCATGCGTGAGATATCAGCCATATCCAGCGAAACATCCATATTCCAGTCTGTGAGATAGCCGACCTTCTCCAGGGCAGCCGCCGGAATGTATCCATTATTGCCGGAAACCGTAACAGCAGTCACATTGCCGTCGAACACGGCGCTGCCATTCGTGTTGTTAAGCGTCAGCAGATTCTTGCCGCCGGTATCGCTCCATGTCGGCGGGCTGTTCGGATTGAGCATCCGCATCAGTGCGTCTGTGATCTGCGCCCCGGTGCCGGATTCACTGCAAGCCTCGTCTTTGAGGTTGCCGATTACCCACTGATCGTCAGCTGTATGCCCGGTGGTCGCGCCGAACGTGATCTGTTGTCCGTCTGATAGCGTCTGAGCCTCGCCGGTTATATCAACCGTCTCGGTCCACGCACCGCCGTCTTTGCGCCACTTGAAGGTATCGACCCCGAGGGTGCCGGTACCAACGCCATCGATAACGACCTCGAAATAGGCCGAATCAGCGCCGGAGAAACCAGCGCCCAGGGCAGCATCATTCAGGCCGTTGCCGACAAAACCGTTCGGGCGCAGGCGGTATATAGCCGCGAGTTTCCCATGTTGTGGTGTTGATGGTGATGTCATAATGTCACCCCCTTATGCCGCATCTGTTACAGACAAAGCTCCATCACCCTGGAAGTTCGCCGTAAATTTTACAACATCGCCGACTGCCGGTGAGACTGAAACGCTGGTGATGTAGATGTCCCCGGTAAATGCGTTTGTGGCCCCGTCCAGGAGAAACTTCATATCCTCGAGCTTTGTGCCCGGCGTCGCGGTGATGATGTTGTCAACGATCGCCTTCTGCTCTGTGTTGCCGAGCACAAGTTGTCCGCTGAAACTACCGTTCCAGGATGCCTGACCCGGAAGACCTTCCTTCCAGTGCTGACCCTGCCGTGCCATGTCGGCCATATCGAGTGAAGAATCAATGGACCATCCATCTGTAAAGTCCATCGCTACGTCGTTTTTCTCGATGCGGGCGACCTTTCCGTGAAAAGGTGTCGTATTAAATGCCATTAGTCTTTACCTCCTGTTTTTTTGTTTCTTTTTCCCGTCTTCTCGACGGGTGATACATACTCGTAGATTACATTCCCCTCCAGATCCAGAATCTCATTCAGGGCCTCCGGACAATCCATGCACCCCGGCTGAACGTCCTGGTGCAGGCTGCGCAGGCAGCCGGATTTTCTTTTGCAGGATATCCTGATTATTCCCTTATACGCTTCCATGTGTGTCCTCCTTTCCTGTTATTTTACTTCCATCTTTTCATATCGATATGTCATGACTTTCCTCTGTATATTTACATCCTCGCCGCCCATCCACTCGCTCGCGCCTTCGGCCTGGCAATATGATATCAGGATGTCGGAGATCCCCAGGGCGCTGTCATGCAGGACGGTATCAATATCGTCCCGGATATCGAGCACGCCATATTTTAGCGGGTCGGCCTGGCCGACAATCGGCAGGTCGCCGGTTTGCAGCAGGACATATATGATCACATCCACAAGATAGATCTCCTCCCAGACGTTCGGCTGGGACTTAATCTCTTGCGCAACATTTCCATCTTTCAGGCCGATAGCCGGAAAGCCCGCGCCGATCGGCAGCAGGTTCTCGTCCGGCGTGATAAAGATGTTTGCGTTGGCGACATATGCAAGCCCAGACGCGGCCCTGAGATATGTCTGTATGGCCTGGATGAGTGCTTTCATACTTTTTCACCCCGCATTCTGGCGTCAAAACTGTTTTTGATATTTCGTGCAATTTTGTCATAACCGCCTTCGTGTTCTATTATTGCCTTAACAATATCCCGCCCGGGGACCAAACCGCCGGTTGTGCGTTTTCGGAGGTGAATGCCGGCGCGATGCAGGACTTCTCTATGTCTTGGTTTATACAACCATGTGTAGCCCGCAGCGCTTTTCTCGGCGAGTTCCGCCTGCCACGCGGTACCCGGCGTGGTGCCAAGAAATCCAATATCTGCGGTCAGGTTCTGCCGGTTGCTCGCAAAGATAAATCCGCGGAACAAGCCTCGCAGAGGAGCGCGGGACTTTCTTTTGCTCTTTGATGATGCCAAAACAGATACAGGCGTCAAGCCAAGTCGTCCAGTCTTCAAAAGAAATGATCCCTCTGTTTTCAAGCGAAGTGTTTCATAATGGATGGCCCGATGCGCCATTTTTTGTGTCTTCGCCGCTTCCGCTTTCATGATCTTGTTGACGTCCGTCAGGACTTTGAATCCCGCTTTCAGCATTATGCCTGCCTCCATCCTGAGCGGGTCAGGCTCAGTCGTGCTTCGCCACCGCTGATGCCGAGGTTTGCCTTGAGGTACCAGGTCTCGTCATCAATTATAAAGGTGTCACCTCGCTGCGGATCCGCCACATCGGCGCTCTTTACCAGGATGATCATCTCATCATCGGGCGGAGGGTCGGACATGATCGACGGGTCCTGCTCTTCCCGGACGATCGTCACGGTCGCCGCTTCTTCTCCGGATGCGGTGTATGATACCGATTCTGCGAATTCGTCCGTGTCGTAGAAGACGTCATCCAGGTCGGTCAATATGTCGGCTTTCAGTGTCATTTGTTTTCCTCTATACGAATACTATTACTATCAACCAGGCGACTAAATTGGCGACCACCAGCCAAGCGATTAAATCGAGTTCTTTCTCTTGGGTTGTTTTCATAATTATGCCCACCCTGTCCCCTCGTTTTTCTCTTCACACGCTACGCATCTTACAGCGTCCGGTCGGGCCTGGAGCCGCTTTAAAGGGATCGGCCTGTTGCAGCTCACGCAGCGTTTTCTTCCGTTAATATAGACCGGCACAGCATCCACTCCACGAGCGCGGGCGAAGGCGATGGCCTGCTCCCTGATCATGAGTTCGTGCTGCTGTGCAAGGTCGATGATGTCCATCTCAATTCCTCGCTGTCTGGTTTTTCTTTTCGTAAGTCCGGTACCCGGCGATCCCCAGCATCGCCACGACGAGCGATATCAGGGAGCTGATGTCCAGCTCGGGAAGATCGATATCCCAGTACACCAGGGCGCATCCGAGCAGTGGCCGAAACACCATCTGGTATCCAATCCCGAGGACACAGACCCAGCCCAGGGCCGGGCGCCATCCGGAGACAAACAGCTTCGGACTGGCCGCTTCAATCTTGTTGATCTCTGCCTGGGCGTTCATTCCCATCGCCTCAAGCTCGTCCGCCTTTTCGAGCAGCTCGGCTTTTTTCTCCGGGCTGATCTCGCCGGTGATCGCGGAGCGCAGATCCTTCGCGAGAGAGCCCGCTCCCTCCATCAAACCCTTAATGCTTCCGAATGATAAATCTCCCAGGATACCCATATTTCAGTCCTCCTGATATTGCTGTATTCGTTTCATCCAGCCACGGGCAAAGCGCGTGAGCTTTTCATTTCTTTTCGTTATCTCGACGTAATGAATAAACTGGAACCCGTTGAGACATTTGTACAGGGCCTGCTCGTCTCTGGCGCTCCACTTGTTCAGGGCGGCGATGGTAGCCGGGCCGATAAGCCCGTCCTCGGTCAGATCCTCGCCCAGGTAATTCAATGCGCGCTGCGCGATCCGGACGGCGGTTTTTCGGCCCGCGTTCACGGCGGTGTCGAACATCTCGCCCGCGATCCGGCCACTGTCCAATTTGTCCAGCACCAGCCGCTCCCAGTAGTCACGGAAATATAGGTATTTTGCATCAAAGACTGTCAGCGCGGCGATATCAACATCCGGATAGGAGCGTTTCGATATGCCCCAGTTTGTCTCTCCACCGGGATCCTCCGGATCGTTGACGTATCCGCCCTCGTGCCCGAGGGTTTCGTTAAATGCTTCCTGAAAAGAAATAGACATTATCAGCCTCCGTTATTCTTTGATTGCATCAGGCCCTTGAGTTCTCCGATCTCCCCGCAGAGCGTGGTGAGCGCGCTGGTGTTTTCTTTGAGTACCAGTTCCAGCCGGTCGAATCGCTTATAATTAGACAGGATGTTGGCTTCCATGCGCTTGCCAAACTCATTAAAGACTTGGACGTCGACCTTGCTGTCGAGCCGGTCCAGAACGTAGCGGATAATGATCCAAAACGCTCCGATACTGCCTACCGCTCCGCTGAAAATATATAGCCAGTTTTCCATGTTAGGGGCCCCCTTTTGGATTCAGTGGTCCAGAGCTCGAAGGCTAACCAACCCTGAACTCTGAACCCCGAACCTGTTCAATTAACTAAAGGTCGAATAGCTGGCCATCTGCCAGTAACCAAAGCCGACATTCCTTACAGCCTTGAGCCCGTAGTGATGGACATTATTCTCGAATTCCAGTTCGCTTCCCTCTGCTATGGCTGACACCTCAATTGGCACCTCTTCCTGCCTGATCAGAGGTTTGACATCGCTGTCTGTCCGGAAAGTTATCATGTTGGCAGTTCTTGCCGAGAGCCTCGGGTTGAATTCTCCGCGGAGCTTAAACCCGTCCAGGGTTGCCAGGACATTGGTCTCGCCGCTGGCAACATTGGTCTGACCCAACGCGCCCATGAGGGCTCCCCATAGTGCGGGGGTTCCCACCATGATCATGAACTCCCGGGCGTCCTCGTTCATCGGCTCGCCCTGGTCATCCTTATAACTGAGCATATAAGCAACGACGCCCAGAACCGCATCGATCATCTCTTCCACGGTCGGCGCGGTGGCGGTGGTAACATCCAGGGCCGTAACCTGAGTGCCTGTCAACAGGTTGAGCTGGGTGCCACTGTCTCCCTCACTGTGGTCAGAATCAAAGAAATACTGGCCGTCCCAACAGGTGGTCGCTCCCGCAACCAGAAGTAGATCACTCAGCAGTTTGGCCCAATGGCCTTGAGCTCGACGGGCAAGTTCTGAAATGCGAACCATAAGCTGGCCTGTCTTGTCGCGTCTGAGATCATCTACCAGGACTTCGAGGGTTGCCTCATAGGTCTTGTTTCTGATCTGATAGTCGCTTTCTCTCAGGGTCTTGGCGTCTCTGCCGCCCACCCATTCACGCAACCCGGGCGACTGACCCAGCGCCGCGTATGTTTCAACTTCCTGCGCGGATGGAATAAGCATCGCGCTCGCGTCCACCCATGCGGGGGCTGTAATGATTGAAAGTTTATGGAATATCTCACCGATAATTCCTTTTTCTCCTATTTTATATCCGGACATGTTATGTACCTCCGTTTTTTTTAGTTCAGGACGTTCATCCTGTATTTTTATCTGTTATCCTTATCGGCCCAGGTTCCGACCGAATATGGTTTAACCAACGTTGCTCTTATCGGCCCAGGTCCCCACCATCTTCGTGACTATCCAGCCGGTGGCATCGCCATATTCGATGTCGATGAAATCACCTCTTCTCGACGTTGCCTGGGTGTTCTTAAGGCCATGATTAGCTGTGCCTCCAATATCCTGGGATATCATCAAGTCAGCCGCGGCCGGGGCCACATCGAGCTCCGCTATACCAAACGGCGCGATATTCAGGATCCTGAATGACATACCTGCAACTGCCGGCAGGGTTATCGTTTTGTCGTCGGTCGTCATGCAGATGACCTTGCCTGTATCCAGGGCATCGAGGGTCTTGTCCGCGGCTAATGTTTCCGCGACAAGGCCGCCATGAGGATCCTGCAGGACATCCACGTCAAAGTCCACAATTGCCACAGCGGCGGAAACATACCGGCGCATAAAGCCGACAAACACGCCACTCGTGGGTATGAAACTGAACGCGTTGTCATCCTGCGCATAAACAGGCTGGCCCACATCGGTGATCACCGCGCCGGTAACGGCCAGTTTGATCGCGCCCTTTTTAATGGTGCGCACATTGATAGCTGCCGCGGCGCCGTCGGAGTTATCCGCCTTTTTTTCGGCAAAGCCGACAAACTTGTCTGCCGAGGTCAAGGGCCTCGCGTGCCCCGATGCGTCCACAAGACCGACCGCGGCGCCCTCATAAATGATATCTGACGCAATAACCGGATAGTCATTGCGGTCCCCGAGTTCAAGCGCCCGAGGGTTATTTTTTGTTAATGTAGCCATGAGTTATTACCTCCGTTTTTTTGATTGTTTGATCTTCTTTGTTTCTGACACAGACTCCGAGCCGACTTCGATGGTCTTTTCGGAAGACTGGATCGGGATTCGTTCCACTGTGAGCATCGGTTCAGCCTGCAGCCGGGCTATTTCATCCGGGGTAAATCGATCATCCGGATAAATGACCTCCTCGATAGTATGAGGAATCCCGCACCGACGAAAGTCTTCGCGTTTGCTTTTAATCTTAATGGGCATAATCGAATCCCCCTATGACTTCTTCAGGCTTCTGACCCTGCCCGCGGCGACCGCTTCTTTATACGCGACATAGACTTCAGCTGAGCTGTAGTCTTTTTTCAGCTCGTCGCTGGCTTCATAGTCCGCTTTCCATTTTTCAGGACCTTCCGCTATGTTCGCCGGGTCGTCATCGGTTCCCGCGCCATCGGTTGCCACATGCGTGACGGGATCGATTCCGTCGGTGGCGAGTGCGGCTGCGGCGGTTAGTCTTACAGCGTTTTCCGCCTGGACCAGTTTGATCGCGGCGGCGGCGGGTGTGGTTTCACCGTCGAATTTCATCGTCTGGACCAGGGCCTCGTGACCTGGCATTGTCAGATCTTCAATGCCTTTGATCCTCTCCCGTTCGACCTGCGCTCCAGCCTTCAGGCTCTCTTCCTGACTCACTGCTTTCCCGGTTTCGATTCCGGCAACTTCGCCTTCCGTGAGACCTTCCGCGTGTCCGGCGGCCTTGCCTTCATCAAAAATGAGTTTGTAAAGATCAGGATATTTTGTTTTAAACTCGTTTAAGTCCATTTTTTACCTCCATATTTAGTTTTTTGAGCCAGTCGCTTTCTCTGGCTTCGCGCTGCATCACCGGCAACGTTGTATTCACAAGCTCGTCATAGGTGGCAACACCGT